CATGATGACCGGATCAGCTGCTTCGTCAGAAAGAGCTGCCATCGCCTGCGCGATCAGGCCGAGAGTGACGGTCGTAGCTGTGACCTTCGGAACTGCCGGCAGCGCACCCGTGGAAACGGTGCCGCAGGCTTCGATGTCCGCGATGATCGCGTCAGCGAGTTTCTTTGCGATTCTGTAGGTGAGTTCGTCGTAGATGTAGTCCAGGAACTCTTCGCCGGCGAGATCATAAACTTCGTCGGAGATGGAGATCCATTTCTTGATGGACTGCGGGACCAGGCTGACGATGCCGAGAACGAGCTGCTCTTCGGTGACTGCGCTGTTCGCTGCTTCGGTGTGTACGGCTGCGCCCGTTGCGCTGATCTCGTAACCGATCTTGACGTTGCCCTTCAGGAATGTCTTGCGGACGCGGGAGGTGATTCCATCGCGTTCCCAGGCTGTGCGGACACGGCCTTCGACATAAGTTGCTACCGGCACAGTGCCGGAGACGTTTTCGGTGAGCAGTGCGCGGCATTCCGCGTCATTGCCGGTTTTGATGTAGTTTGCATAAGCCACGTTATACTCGTGAGTGCTTCTGATTTCTTCCATGGTCGGAATGTTCCTTTCTGCTGGTTCGAGTTTCTTGATGACCTCGCCCTGACCCGCTGCGACTGCAGCGCGGAGCTCGGCCTTCTTTGCTTCTTCGTTTTTTCTGTTCTCGAGTTCGCTGTTGATGCCGCGGACTTCCGCTTCCAGCGCGTCAAGATCCGCGCCGTCTGCTTCGATCTCGCCGGCGATCGCTGCACGTCTCTCGAGGAGTTCGTCGATACTCATTTCTGTGAAGTTCATGCGTTGACCTCCGTCAAAATTCTGATTTTCTGTTTTCGTCTCTCGATCTCCCGTACTTTGGACCGTGCACTCTCCAGTGATGCCTTACCGCTCTCCAGCGTGTCAGCGAGGCCCCTCGCCGTGATCGAGGTCTGTGTATATGCCGGGAACGTGACCGCCGAGACCTCGAACACCTTGCCGATCGAGACGATGTGCCTCGTCGGGTGTTCGCTCTCCAGGTCGTCCCAGGCGTCCTTATCGACCGAGAACATGAAGGACATTCCGGAGATGTCTCCACGTTCTACTGCAGAGTACAGAGCCCTGCTGTCGGCATTGTTCTCCGTGTCAAGGTCGACTCGGATATTCATGCCGTTATCACCAACAGACAGCTGCATGGTCGAGTTCTCGTTGTTATTACGAGATCTTGCCAGCGGAATCATGTCCGTGTTGTGATTAACTAAAAAACGCACATCGCGGAGATCAGTTTCTGCGAGTGCGTCCTTATCAATGATTTCGTCATACCATCCGAGGTCGGTTCGTTCGTCAAATACGATCGGCGTGCCTGTCAGATGGCTTCCGTGTTCTTCGTTCCGGTCAGCTCTAACCTCAAAGTTAAAAGCCCTAATTTCCTTCTTGCTCATCGTTTACCTCCGTTAGTTTACTGTCTGCGTCATAATATTCACCGCGGATGATCCGCACATCTCCAGCCTCGCCCAGATCCGGAAGGTTCCAGATCTCGCGCGCATCATTCAGCGTGATGATTCCGCGGTCGAGGAGCTGTGTTGACACGTTCAGCTTCTCCGCGTTGCTCAGGTACTGGAGACGGTTCGCCGTTGCCATGATCTTGTTGCCGTTTGTTTGCTCGCGTAAGGTAAAGAGCATCTTTGTCACGACCTCAGAGAACTGGATCGCAAACGGCTCGATCGCGCCTTCGTAGAAGGCCGTCCATTTATCGCCATAGGCCTCGTTTCGGAGTATTTCTGAGTTCACTCCAAAATACTCAAAAATGTTGTCGTTGATGATCCGCATCTGCTCCGCATCAACTACCCACGGTTTGACGTCGATCTGTTTGATGTCCTGGTATGTATTCGGGAAAAGCAGGATGCCTCCGCCTTTTGCTTCACGGCCTAAGTTCTGCTCGGTGAACTTCTTGCGCTCCTCCGCCAGATCCATGCCCTTCGTGAAGTTGTTGACCTTCGCCATGAATCTGTAAGTCGCAGCGCTCTTGACACCTTCCTCAATTCCCTGGTTCTGGATGCTGATCAGATCCATCGTCGGCTCAAGTGCTGCGTTTGATTCCCCGAAGAAGTCATGTTTGAGCTGGAACTTCGTCATGATTCCGCAATACTCCAGAGGCTCGCTTGCGTGTTCGCCCCAGTTGAACCGATACCTGAGCCACGGCTCGCCATTGTACTGAAGGATCTCGCATTCCCTCGGAAGCGGAGTATAAATCCCTGACGGCTCGCCGTATTCGTCATAGACCGGCACGATGAACGCAGTGTTATACACGTCCAGGATGCTGGATAAACGGTACATGAACTGGCTCCATGTCTGGAACTGGTTCGGGCCGTGCTTCATCTTGCTCTGGAGCGCAGGACGTGCAGAGCCCATCATCTCCACTTTCAGTTTGCTGACGTGCGTTGCTCTCGCATGGATGGCTGCGCGAACCATCTGCGATTCATACACCCCTCCACGGTGACTCGTGAAGCGTGGCGTGTAGCCGTTCAGCATCTTGAAAGTGCCTTCATATTCTTTTTCGTTGACCTTCGGCCGATTGCCGAAGATTCTGTCAAAAAGTCCCATGTTTTAATCCTCGTTTTTGAGTCTGACGCCGTCCTCGTCGTACCACTTCTGTCTCACGGTGAAACTGTCCGCAAGAGAAGCACAGCCGTCGATGTGGGCGTCTTTATTTATCTTGACCAGCTTGCCCCTGCCTCGCTCCACATCCATCTTGATAGCGGAGTTCAACAGATGAACTTTCAGCAGGTCATTGTTGCCGATATGTATTTTTTTATCCCTCATCAGGCCTTCCATTTCCTGGAGCACCGGCCAGAGATTGTTTCCCTGATAAACGTCATCGCATTGGAAGCCGTAGGCTTCAAGATCTTTGACCAGGTACTGTGCGGAGTAGCGGTCATATCCAACGCGAAGCGGAAGGATCTCATATTCTTCCACAAGCATCGTCAGCCAGTTGAAGCAGTCGTGGTAGTCAATAAAGTTCTCCCCGGATGTCTCAAGCAGTCCTCGTTGGATGTAGATGTCATACGGAAGACCGTCTCTGGCTGTTGCGTCTGCGATCTTCTCCGAAGGAAGCCAGAACTTTGCGAACACATAAAGCTCGCCGTTCTTCTCAATCACGATCGTCGCTGCGCTGAGGTCAGTCGTCTGGCTAAGGTCGATTCCGGCAACGCAATAGCTCGACCGGAAGTCTTCCAGCTTCAGCTCATTACCGCACGCATCTTCCACGACTTCCGCCGGAAGCCATGCAAGTGAGGAGTTTTGCTTGATATTTGCAAATTTAACGATGTATTCGCGCTTCTGGGAAAGCGACATCTCCGCAGCGTTCGCAGCCTCGATCAGATAATCAGCCGAAACTGACACGCCCAAGTTCGGATTACTTTTCCTGAGCTCATTGATGTCGTTCCACTTCTCTATGTCATCGATGATATATAAAAACGGCAACAGCCTCGTTTCCTTACTGTTACCGCTCAAAAAAGCTGTTGATCTTTTCAGCAGATCATCATAGATGCCGTCATTCACATAGCCGGCAGTCGAGCATGAGAGCAGAATGCCGGGATTCTCTCCCATTTCACGAGCACCCATACCGCTCTTCATTACGTCATACTGTTTAAGTCCTGCGTCCCCCGGCCAGCTCGCGATCTCGTCTGCCACGGTCAGCGAAGGAGAGAAGCCATCCGACTTTTTATGACTAAACGCGATCTTCTTGACCTCGCTGTTTGTCGCCGGGATCCTCAGGTTCGTCATCGTATGTTTGGCGAGCTCCGAGTCATCCTTCTGCTTTTTGTTGTGTTCGTCCTTGCTCGCTTGGATCTCATCACGGAGCTGCTGCCATTCCGGATCCAGCGTGGTCATCTGCCAGACGGAGTTGTAAACCAGATCAGCCTGGTCAAGTTTCGGCGCGATACAGTAAACTCTCGCACCATAGCCTCCGTCAACATACCAGACGTATTTACTAATGGCGGATGCAAGCAACGTCTTTCCGTTTTTTCTGGCAATTATGAGAACACATTCACGAAATTGCCTTTTGCCGGTCTTTGGATCGCATAATCCGAAGATGCAGGAGACGAGCGCCTTCTGCCAGAGCTCCAGCTTCAGGTTGTTCGGCGCAAGTGGGCCTTCTGTGTGGAAGCAGTGCGTCTCGATCCAGTCGATTGCGTGGTTCGCTTTTGCCTGGTTAAATTTCAATGCGCCACTTTCAAGGTCTGCGATGATCCGCTCATATAACAACGCGATCCAATGGCCAACGACCACCGAACCGCGCTTGATCTCCTGGTAATATGCCAGAATATAGTTGTCTGTTCTTTTTTTTGTCATTTTCTGCACAATGATTCTGCGCTCAAGAGCGCCTCGTCCTTGCGTTTTATCATTTAACCTATTAACTTATCGTCCTTCAGCCTAACTCCTGAAAACGGCTGAAAAATGATTTTAATTCGGTCGGTTTTGGTGTATCTCTCGTCAAATAAAATTCGAACC